CTTGCCCCACACCGCAGATAAGGATGAATAGTCTCTTACACTCTCGATGTCCCAGTCGTCAGGAAGTCCCTGCATGCGTGCAGCCTCACGGTGAGTTATAAGTCTTGGCTCCGTTGGGTGAATCACATGATCTAGCGCTGATCCTGTCAGAACGTTACACCAGTGATCCTCCTTCCATCGATAAGGTTGTGAGAATCCTAGCTTAAAATTTTTACGTAAAACTCGAGGAGATATATCTATCCACTTTTGTGGAAACTCTCCGTTGTTCATGTCTACTGCCTTCTTAATCGCGCCACCAAGATCACCGTTACCTTGCCAACCCTCGTTTCCGATGATGTCAAACACCTCCTCGATACGTTGAGCGTGGATGTTTGTCTTTCCCATGTGACCGTTTACCGTTCCATTTTTAGATCTAAGGTGTTTTACCCACTTACTTGCAGGTGCTATATAACTTTGACTGTTCCATGACTGTGGCATCTTTGCAAGATCACCGATGATGTCCATGATTCTTGGAAGTTCCTTTGGCTCTATGTGCGGTGCGTTAAACTTAATTCCACTTCTTACAGCTACCCAGAAGTATCTTGGTCGATATGAGAATCCACCAACCTGTAGGTTATTGTGTTTTACATGATAAAGATCATACTTCTTGCCAGATATATCCTCAACCATCTGGCGATACTTGTTCATTACGTCTCTTCCTTGGGTGTAAGCCTGCTGCACGCACTCAAAGACAACCGCCTTTGGTGCAACACGCCCTGCGTAGCGCATGAATGCTCGTGTGTGTTCGTGTGCCTTTGCGTCAGGACCGCGGTTAGCCTCACCGGACCAGACAGACCAACCAGAGCACGGAGGACAACCTACGACAACGTCTGTTTTCTTAACAGGCCATTCTCCTGGATCGTCTGAGAAGTAGTGAGTCCACTTATCACCAAGATGATGACGGTTAGCTTCGGCAACTGGATTTCCAAAGTTTAATGTTCCTGTGCGCAGTTGCATCTCCATGCCTGTCTGCACAAAGCCAAGACTCATGAACCCTGCTAAACCGTTGCAGTCAATAAAGTTAAGATCAGACAAGTATACACCTCTCCTAGTTAGCCACGGAAGGACTGTATACCGCCTTCACCGCGGATGTCCTGTTATTCCGCGGTGTTTTCTTTCAGTCCAACCTCGTATCCACAGCCTGCGTATCCGGCGATGTCTACCCAGGTATCTGGCTTATAAGGTGATCCTTCTCCTACGTCTCTAGATAATTTTACAAGTATCAACGCGGTTGCTACGTCTCTACGTGTAAACTTTCTTCCAAACGCGGTAGACCAAAACTCCGCTATGCGCCCGAAGTTATCATACGGTCCTCCGTAGTCTGCGTCTCTTGACCCAGAAATTAACGAGGCAGCCTGCCTAAGAGCCTCAACGCGTGGAAGTGTATTTTCAGTATTATCTGCCATTTTACTTAGTCCTCCAGTTTAGTGTTTACACTTACGTATCCGATAAGTTCTCCACCTTGCTCGTTACCTCTTAACTTCATCTCAGTGAGCGCAGGTAGTTCCTCATTTTCATTGCCCATGATTCTTCTCCACTCGGTTCTTGCCTTCTCTCTAACGTCGGCAAGATCCTTTCCGGAGACGATGAACTCGATAGCTAGTCTCATCAACGTATTCTTTTCTGTAGTTGATATGGTGTGTAGTGGGTGCCGTCAAGAACTGGTTCCTTGCCATCACTAGACTTAAATATGATGTCTCCGTAGCGTACCGCAACTACCTTTCCACGTCTTCCGTTGTGCATGGTTCCGGTATCTCCGTCATATGCATCACTCTTTACCCGTACCTCGTCACCGACAAGTATGGCGCCTGGTTGTGCGTCTGCCCACACCTCATCTGGTTTCTCCGGAAGTATCGAGTGGTTCACCGCAAGCTTTGTAAATAACTCGACGGTCTCCTTTACCTGGTTGTTCGATAGTTTCATCTCGTTCCAGGTTTCAAGTAGCTTAAGTATGGCGGTTCCAACACCAACCTTAACCTTTGCCTCCTGCATTTGACCTTTTATCCAGTCAAAGTTTACCTCAGGCATCCTGTTCCTCCTTATCATTTGGTAAGCACTTACTACATAGTCCAGGTTGCTTTCCAGCACCTACGTCATCAATTGCTCGATAACACTGAATACACTTGACTCCGCTTGACCTTACCTTGTATCCTTCTATCTGTCGTTTTTTATTCTTTTCCATCTTTTCAAGATATAGACGATCAAGTACCTCGTCTGTTCCACCCGCCGCAACGATTATGTTTGCAACAAAGTGAAGAACGTCAACTGCCTCCTTCACGATCTCCTCGCGGTCTGCGTATGGTTGATCGTGCTGCCAAGGCTTCCATGAGATCGCCTGGCGCATCTCCGCAAGTTCATCGTCGATTGCCAGCATGTTCCAGCGCATGTACTCAACTAACTTACGAATCTTGCGTGGATCATCACCTGCCATCTCATCAAAGTCGATGAAATACACGTTCTTCTGTAGTTCACGTGTTTTTCTTAGCCAACCTTCAAACAATATTCCCATTGTTATGCCTTTCTGCTGAATATCTCAAGTGAGTCTGATAGCATAACTGCCGCATCCCGCTTGTTTGGAATTGCCTGTATGTATGTTTCTCTTTGTTCCTTTGCCAGCTTGCTTCTTTCATCGGCAGACATCTCCTCGATACTTGCCGCGATATGAAGCCATGGTTCTCCAAGAGCTCCACTTTCACGCCAGTCAGTTGCAACAGGTGTAAGTGCGTTTATTGATTGAACTAGTCGATATGTCCACCAGGTTCCTCCGGTTTGATAAGGACTAATAAGTGCACCTATGCCACTTGCGATCTGTGCGGAAACCTGTTCATCTGTCCAACCCTTGTGCCACTTCATCGGAACGCTTGGACTTGACAACGTTGCTATGGTAGACTTAGTCCAGTTTGTTGAGAAGTTTTCAACTACCCACTTCTCACGACGTTCAATCTCAATTGGATCCTGCATCGTAAGTAGATATGAGTCTAAGTTTATTCCTTTTATAGACGCAGCCGCACCTGTTGGAAGTTGAGATATAACCTTTCCTGTTCCTGACCAAGGAAGAGACGGATATATGGTAGTTGGCCACGTATCATTTAATAGATAGTCAACCACACCCATAAGATCATCAAGAACACTTGGTGTACTGGCGTGCATGTATCCCTTGCGGTATGAGTAAAAAGGTTTTGTCATGTTCTGTGGGTTCTTTGTCATCGCGCGAAGGCTTGCGGTAATTCTTACCGGCTCAGGCGCGTCGATATATAGTGCTAACTTGTCAGAGTCACGTAACACGTCAATAACGTTTAACGCACCGTATACTCGATTTGCACTTAAACTGGTAAGCGGGCTTAGTCCAACAAGAACGTGATCATACTCATCTAGATCAGACGCACTCCATGATATCTCAGGATCCGTTTGAATTATCTCATGTCCCTGCACGCTTAAAACGTGTGACAGTAGACTGGCAAATGAAAGTGAGCGTCTGTTTGCATCGGTTGATGCGTGTGGCGCCGACATTCCTGTTATTAGTATCTTACTCATGCACGTGTCCCATCTGCGTTAAGCTTAACGCCCTTGTCCTCTGCAACTGCGCGTTCAATAATTCTGTTACAGTGCTCAACAAACTTGTCATAGGGTGGAATGTAAGGTGCAAGCGCGTTTCGTTGCGCAAGTGCAGCCTCGGCTAGTTGATCGGTAGACATCTTCTCAACGTCCGCGATCTTTAGCTTATATGGATCACCTAGTGGATCACCCTCGCCCTTGTCGGTAACAAGAATTGAGCCAACGTGCGCCGCATATAAAAAGCGACTACGCCACCAACCTGATCCGGCGTGTGGATATGGTGGAGAAAGAATTCCCCAGTGGTTGTTGTAGAACTCAAGTACGTCCTTCTCCGTGTCAAACCTTTGTCCGCCTAGTTTTTTAATTAGCTTACGACTTCCGACGATCTCAACCGGCCACGTTAGTGACTTACGCTCAAGCCAGCCGTCATGTGGCATAAGTGCGCCTAGCACCCATGCACGTTTCTTTTCTGTCGCCGCAAGTTCAGTTACACCCTGCATCGTAGGAACAACGGTTGCCGTCGGATCAAGTGCCTCGATCAGACCAACGTCACTTGGCATACGCTTGCGAACTATTGAACGATCACCAAACGAGTACATCGGACAAACAGGAACCATACCCGCTGCCCAACGTGTATCGATAAGATCTGTTGCCGCCTGAACAAGACGCTTCTCCCAAGGTTTTATATTTTCATCGTTATCCATCATGTAGTATCTCTCGATATAACATTTCCTTGCGGCCTCTGGATTTACCTGCCTAATTCTTTCAAGCGCAGCCTCGATGTCCGCGCGACTAAAGTATGTTGCGCCTTCGTCACCGCGATGTTCGGTTCCAACTAAAAGATGCTTGTATAACATCTGTGGTTTACGAATTAACGCGCGTGCTCCATTAAATACAGTGTTAAACTGCCAATCATCAAAGAATCCTACGCAGGGAATACCAGATGACAGTGCATATAAAGCACCCATCGCACCTTGGCGTCCGTTAAGTGAATTTAGAGGAGCAAGATTGATCCATAGAACGTCATATGAGGACAGATCCTCACCAGGTGTGATCTTACGCCAGTCAACGTCATGACCTGACTCACGTAACGCCTGAGCAATAGAAGCAGGCACATCAATCTTTTGAATCGTACGTTTTTCCGTGTTGATCTGCAACGCGGTAAAACCACTCATCAGTACTTTCATAATCCACTACCTTTCGTCTAAGTAGATTTGGAATGTCACCTAGACTATATCAGAATAGGTGACAAACCAGACTTACTTAGATTAGAACGGAGATGCTGGTGGTGCTGCTGCTACAGGTGGCGCAACTGCAACTGCAGGAGCAGGTGCTGGTGCAGGTGCCGGAGCAGCCGCAGGTGCTGGTGCAGACGCTGCTGCAGTTACACCTGGGTAGTATTGCTTGATCTCATTTTTCTTCTGGCCTTGCCAGGTTCTAGATGAGACCTGTGCACGGAATGCACGACCACGAATTGCTTGCTCGATCTGAGCGTTTGATGGGTTGGTTGAGAAAAACTCACGACCAAGTCCAAGTGCGTGCATCTTACGGAAGAACATTCCGAGAGCTGCGCTGTTATCTGGAGTTACAACAAGGTTATCCCAAACTAAGCGCTTTGCATGTGCGCCGTTTTGTACCTGTGCCTTTATGGCAAACATTGTCTTTCCAGACTGTGATACCTTTGCTGTGGCTTCAACTACAACAAGGTCGTAGTCGCCATCCGGTAGTGGATCATATCCTGCCGATACTTCACCGGCGTCTTTTACTAAATCGCCCCAATTAAGTGTACTCATTGTTGGCTATTTTCCTTTCGCTGTAGTTGTTGCATTTGTTTTTTCACCAAACACCATATCCAACATGCGTTCGATTCCAAGGTTTTCTTGTTCAACTATCTTTCCAAGTCTTCCTTGTACTCGTTCTCCTGCCTCGTATTCGTTCGTACGTTCTACGTACATACGACGAACCTTGTATGGAGGTTGCAGTGGATCTGGGTTTGGCATCGTCTCGACAGTGACCGCGCCGAGAATATCATAGAAGTATGGTGCTTGAATTGCAAGTTGTCCCTGTAGGTACGGACGTGAACGACCGTCTGTTCCAGGACGTGCCATTGCTGTTAACACAACTGCCTCTAGCGGTTGCGTTGGGTGCATTGTAAGATCACGTAGATCACGTAATAGAGCTCCCATGTGACGTAATAACTCGCCCCATTGTTGCATTTTCATCTGTTCGGTTCCTGCGATTGAGTCCATACACTTTACCTGAAGCTCAGATATTGAGTCAATGATAAGTGATTTGAACTGGTGTTTTCCAGTTTGTAGCCACTGGAATGTTTTAAGAACTACGTCGTAGTCACGAACGTTAACTACAACTGTGTCCCAGGTGCCATCGGCAACTGGTGGTTCTTCTCTAAGTGGGTCCCAGTACTTTACGGTTATAGGTAGGAATCGATGCCCACCTTCAACGTCAAGCATGAGACGTGGATACGGTGCGGTAACGGCAAAGGTTGATTTTCCAACCTTTGATTCACCGTAAACCATGATAGTCAACGAACGTTGTACGTCAGACATCACTGTTTCCTTTCATCTCTTTAGTAAGTTGGCGTAGCATTAGTCTGCACTGCCTTTCTTTTCTTCTTCTACTCCGTAGTATGCGTACGGATTAGAAACCTCAAATGCGTCCTCAATTGCAGCCTCAGCCGCACTGCCATCGTCAAACATCGGACAGATGGTGAAGAACTGGCACTTCCACTTGCAGTCGCGTGAAGGACGAGGATACGCAACAAAGCGATGATCTCCTCCCTCATCAAGTGCCTTACGTGTATTTAACATGTCACTAAGTGTTCCATGAATTCTTTGCCAAAATGATCTAAGTGCAAATACGTTGTGTCGTACCTCAAGTTGCTCGTAGAACGGCGGACGTGCGTTGGCAGATCTCTTTACCTTCTTAAGCATCGTAAAGATTCCACCTTCTGATCGTTCACCCTCCTTGTTCTGTGCTGTCTCTAACATCATGTAAGTAAGGATCTGCTCGTTCATGTGTGCCATGCTTGAGAAGTCTGTAAATGATCCACCGACGGTCTTAAAGTCACGAAACATACGCACACCGTCAGCCTTGCGACGAACACGCATATCGATCTTTCCCTGTAACACCACGCTGTTATCAAGTAATGGCATTGAGATAATTTCCTCGGTAGATATCATCTCTAGCTCTGCGTCAATTCCATTTTCCTCAACCCACTGTAGGTAACCCTCAAGCATGATGCGTCCAAGCTCAGCCTCTGACTCAAGATCATAGGTGTCTCTATAACTTTCAACAAGAATTTTCTTGTCGATGTCAATTAACTGCGAGTGTGCCTCAAGTAAAGGTATATCCTTTGAGTAGTACATGTCCAACGCCTCGTGAATACGAGATCCAAGCGCAAGTGCTCCTGTCATCTGCTTTGACTTTGGCTGTAGGCGTCTGTAGTAACTTAACCACCACTTGCGACGGCAGTCCTTGTATGTCTGTACCTCAGAGTTTGAGATATGTATTGGCTCGGTCATAGGTTTCCTGCCTTATCGTCCTTTAGTAGTGTAAGTAACTTATCCTTGTCTCGAACTATCTGTTCAAAGTTATCAGCCTTTGTCTCAAGTACCTGGATAACACGTTCCTCGATAGTTCCCTCTGTTACATAGTCTGTAACAATGATCGAGTCATGAATCTCAGATCCGATACGGTGAACACGGTCAAGTGCCTGTCGGTGATCTACAAGTGACCAAGGTCTTTGTAACATGATTAAACGTCTTGCCGCAGTTAAGGTAATTCCAACTCCACCAGCCTGTGCGGTAAATAGGATCCACTTAATCTTACCTGCCTGAAAGTCATCAACCGCCTGTTGACGTTCATCCTCGTTTTGTGCGCCTGTTATAAGTCCGTGCTCGATCTTTTCCTTAGTAAGCGCCGCACTTAAAAGATAGATAAGTTGGCGTGATACCGCACACACAGCCACTGAGTCATTTCCAAAGTCACCACTTTTTATGTCGTCCATAAGCGCATCAACCTTACACGAAGGATCGGCAAGTACAGCCTTTATCTCGCCTGTCTCTTCGTTTGCCGCAATCTCGGCGTATGAACTTGCAAACTGTAGAAGTCTTATCGTCTGTGTAAGTACGCTAGGCGCGGTAAGTGCCTCGCCACCCTCTAACTCTGCGATCATCATGTCACGCATCTGGTCATAAGCCTTCTTCTGCTTAGTACTCATCTCAACG